AATGACTGATAATTATTAATTATTATAGAAATATAATAAACGAGTTTAATTTATTATAAATAATTTTCTTATTATATAGTATAAAACAATGGGAGGAGGATTAATGCAACTCGTTGCCTATGGTGCTCAAGACATCTACCTTACTGGTAATCCCCAAATTACTTTCTTCAAAGTTGTCTACCGCAGACACACCAACTTCGCTATGGAATGCGTAGAACAAACCCTAAATGGTAGTACTACTGCTGGTTCTACTGTTACCGCGACTGTTTCTAGAAATGGTGACCTTGTAGGAAAAATGTATGTTACATCTGTTGGAGGTACAACTACTACAAATGGTTCTGGTATTGTAGCTACAGCTGAAGTTGAAATTGGTGGTCAAAGAATTGACAAGCAAACTGCTGAATGGATGCAAATTTGGAATGAATTATCTACTCCAGAATCTAAAGCAGTTGGACTTAAAGCAATGATGGGTGATGTAGGAACTGTCGGTGCTTCTGGTGTAGGTATGTTACAAGTTCCTCTTCAGTTCTGGTTTAACAGAAATCCAGGTCTTGCTCTTCCCTTAATTGCTCTTCAATATCACGAAGTTAAAGTTAAACTAACTCTAGGAGCAACTGGAACTGGTTCGGAAGATGCTAAACTTTGGGCCGATTACATCTATCTTGATACTGATGAACGTCGTCGTTTCGCCCAAGTATCTCACGAATATCTCATTGAACAAGTTCAAGAAACTAGTGCTAGTGCATCTACAACACAAAAATTAAATTTCAATCATCCTGTTAAAGAACTTGTATGGACTTCCGCAGGTGATTATACTAGTGCTAAACTTGTTCTCAATGGACACGATCGCTTTGCTGCCCAAGAAGAAGAATACTTCCAACTTCGTCAACCATTTGACCACCACACTGCTGTTCCAGCACAAAATATTCCAATGAGCGATAGACCCAATATGATACAACCTATAGTAATTTCTTGGAGAGACGCAGGAACAGCAACTGGTGACGCGGTCTCGACATTACATAATTCAGTAAGTGCAACTAGTGGAACAAAAACAACATATAATTTAATAGTAGGAACAAACTTTATTCCAAGTACATCGGCATCAAATTATCCCAAAGTTGGAGATTTAATATCTTTTGTAGCCCGTGATGCAGGTGAAACAGATGGAGGTGATCTTGAAACTCTTAAAGAATTAATTGCTCAAGTAACTAGTATAACTGCTGGTGCAAATAGTTTTACATTAGCGTTAGAATTAGAAGATGACCAAGACGCAATTGCGACCGCATTTACAGTATCAACAACTGCTCAAGATCTTGTAACAGTCACTATTGTTGGTCGTGCTGCTGGTCGTTGCCGTACTTCTCAACTCACCACAAAAATCAATTGCTACTCTTTCGCTCTCAAACCCGAAGAACACCAACCTTCTGGTACCTGTAATTTCTCCAGAATTGACAACGCTCAACTTACAACAGGTGCTGCTCTTACTGCTGCTGACAATGTATATGCCGTAAATTACAACGTACTTCGTGTTATGTCGGGTATGGGTGGTCTTGCTTACAGTAACTAAGCAAGAATTTCATAATCTTGCTTACAGCAATTAAGTATTATTTTAACATTCATATATTGATGTTAAAATTGAAAAAAAATTTATTTTTATAAAAAATATATATTATATATTTTAAACTCTAGTCCAAACATTCAATATATTCTTACCACTACCAACTTCTAATGGTTTTACATTTCTATATTTGTCAGATTTATGTAAAGTTGCTAACATTAATCTTTTACTAATCATTTTTCCATCAACTCTAGTTCTTAATCTAATAGTTCTTAAAGATAATGGCTGACTAAAATCTAATTTGCTCACATTTTCTAAAACAAATTCCATTTAATAAAAAATATTTCTTTTTGTTTAAATAATTTTACAAATAATTCTTTAATAGATTCTAAAAACTTTATATAATCATTAATTTTTAATTATATAGAAGTACCAATAGTAATAGAATTAGCATCTAAATGTTGTTGAACTACCGCATTATTATAGTTAATATCATCTACTAAATTAGATAATTGATTTTCATTAGTGCTTAGATATTTTTTTACATTATACATTTCAATAAATAATAGAGAGGTTACAAAAACTAATAAAACAACGGCTACGAAATTCAATTGAGGAATCATCTATTTATAATAATTAAATATTTTTTTTACATATTATTATAATTATTAACGGTTTCTAATGCCTTTTTATATTCTTCCATAGAAACCGGTGCTTTCTTTTTTGTATTATCATTAACTTTTTTAGGTAATATACAGAACATTGAATCTTCATTGAATAATCCACCGCTAATTACTATAAAACCAGCTGTCAAAAATATAGAAAGTTTAAAACTTCTTGTACCTAAATAGAATATACAGAATAATGTAAGTCTTCTAATTATACTTAATTGTAATAATTGTTTAGTATTTTCACTTAAATCGAGTACTATATATCTACTACCAATATTAAGCATTACAATAGAAATACCAGCAAGTAATTTATTATTATCTAAATCATCAAGTTTAAACATTATTTACTTATAATAAATAATTTAATTAAAAATAATTATATTAAATTTTATGGCAGATTTATGTATTTAATATTAAAAATCTTATTGTCTTTGTTGTCCAGTATTTATTCTACTACGTTGAGAAGGAGAAGGACGAGTATTATTATTGTTATTATTATTGTTATTATTATTATTTCTAGGTCTCTTTCTATTATCATATAACTTTAAATTACGTCTTATTTTAGGAACAATAAAAGTACTTAGATTTTGTCCTAGAGCACGTGTTCCAGCATATTTACTTAATACTTGTTCAATTGCTATTTTTTCATCTTCTCTCTCAATTTCTAATGTAGCATACATTAAATCAGTCTTCTTTTCATTTAAAAATTTTATTTCTTCAATCAAATTATCAATTTGTTTATCTAATTTATCTCTTAGTGGTTTAGTACTTGGATTTTGTGGATTAATTTCTCTCCTATAAAAACCGGATCTAGCTCTAGCATATCTTCTCTCTTTTAATTCTTGTAATTTTTCACTTTTAGTTTTAATTTGATTATGAAGTCTATCTATTTCAATATCAATATCTTTTTTCATTTTTGTTAATTCATTATCTTGTTGTGTTTTTGAAGAATTTTGTTCAGAATTACCAAATAAATAATCAAATATACCAGCACCTTCTTGTTGTAATTTATTGAATTCTGCCTTAGATATTCTTAGTTTTGTTCCATTATTTAAAACTTTGTAATAATAATTATTTTGTGTTTTATATATTTTCATTTTATTTATAGTCATATATTAATTTAGTGATACATTTATATAATTTTAATCTATTCTTTTGTAAAGGATGATGGGTTATACATCTGTGGAGAAGGATACATTTGACCATACATTGCTGGATGGAAATATTGTTGAGGAGGCATTTGATAGTTAAAATCGCTTACATAATTATAACTACCACCTACTCTAGCTCCACCACGTGTTTCCCTCATCATTAATCCAATTTGAACAAACTGCTCCAGAATAAATATGAGTAATATACCACTAATAAGATATAAACCTAAATCCATATAATTCTTATCAGATTCATATACTTTATCTGAATCTTTACCTACTTTACTACCTACTTTACTACCTACTTTACTACCTACTTTAGTGCCAACTTCGGTACCAACTTCGGTACCAACTTCGGTGCCAACTTCAGTACCCTTTTGAGCAACCATTGAAGTTCCAACACTTTCAGCATCATCATCACTTTCATATTCTAAATCCATACTTAAAGAGGATTTAATATCTCTTTTAATTCTATTATCAAATTTAACTTCTTCATATTCAGTTGGTTCAACACTCATAATATTATCACCATCTCTACTCATCATTGGTCTAAAATCGTGTTCATCATATAATTTTTCAAAATAATCTTCTTCTTCTTTAATATCACAATTTTTTAGGTTATCTTTATTTGCTTTGATGAAATCTTGTCTATTAGCATATAAATCATACGAAACATCTGGAGCATTTTTATCATATTTAGAAAACACATCACTGGTATCTAAACCATCCAAATTAAATGGTTCTGCTTCTTTCTGATTTTCAGCATATCTTCTAGCATAATAATGACATGCTGATTTTTTCTTCCCTTTTTTCTCTTTTTTCTTTTTTTTTGAAAATTCCTTTCCATATGCTTCATTTATTGTAGCATAAGATGCCATTTAATATAAATAAATATAATTTATTATTGAAAAATTAACTTAAATCTAAAATAAATTTACCCTTACTATTATGTTTCTTTATAGTATTTTTGAAAGGATTTTCTGGTTCATCATCTTTATAATAATCTAATATATCTCTTTGATAACTCATATTTGTTTCTATCTCTTTACTTCTTTTATCTTTTAACATCTTAACATTCTTTAAATGTTCTGGTGTTTTTAAATATTCATTATCAGCATCATACATTATATTTTTTGTATTATTTTGTGTATTATTTCTATTATTATTTTGATTAATATTTTCATTTCCTAAATAACCAGTATTTTGATTAGTTATATAGAAATTATCATTTGCTAAATTATTATTTAATGTAGAATATGCGTAGTAGTTATAGGTCGGTATAGTATTTGGATCATAATTAAGAATAGGTTTAAATATAGAAGATGTGTGCTGTGTATTAGTAGATCCTACTAAACTACTTTGATTTTCAAAGAAATCTTCAATATTATTATTTTTCTCATAATTAGAAGTATAATCACTATTATCTAATGAAGTATTAGATGTAATTGCTGAATTAGCAATTTTCATAGTATCTTTTCTAATATCTTTAAACTTTTTCTCATATAATTTCTTTTCTTTTTTATAACTAGTTATTTCAACTGGATCCCAACTAATGTATAATATCTTAGGAAAATAGTATTTTACTAGAAAACCATTATTCCTTAATTCTTTCATTAGATACGCTAAACATTTATTTAAATTATATGATGGAACTCCAAATAGATATTCTGGAACTTCATAAACAAATTTATATTGTTCTTTTTTAGATGCTTTTTTTATTCTATCATGAATAATACTTAGTACTTCATTATATGAATTATTTTTCTTTTCTTTAACTTCATTAATATTTCTATATAAATCATAAATATTAATTTTAGTTGATTTCATTATTTAAAGTTATTTAATATTATTATATAAAAATTTACTAACTAAACAAACACTATATGTTATCAAACTATTCAAATTTAGCATTAAGTGGAGGAGCATTTAAATGTATAGGTTTATTAGGTGCCGTTAAATATTTAGAAGAGATAGATATCTTAAAACATTTTAAAAATTATATTGGAACTAGTGGAGGTGGATTAATTTTATTTTTTTTATTAATTGGATATACTTCAAATGAGATTACTAATATTTTAAAGGATGAAATTACATACTTAACTAATTTTAACTATGAAAATATAACAGATTTATATACTGAAATGGGAATAGATAATGGAGATAAAAATGAGAATATATTAAGAAAATATCTATATTCAAAAACACAAATGAATTCTATTACATTTATAGAATTTGCTAAGAAATTTGGTTATAATCTAATTATAACTGGTGCTAATATTACAAAAGAAAAAATAGATTATTTTAGTGTTGATACATTTCCAGAAATGGATATAATTCAAGCACTATTAATAACTAGTCGTATTCCTATAATTTATAAACCAATTAAATTTAATGATGATTTATATTTAGATGGAGGTATATATAGTAATTTTCCAATTGAATATTTTGAGAATCATCATAATGATACATTAGGAATATGCGTTAATCAAAATTATCTGAAAGAATATAGTAATATTATGAATTTATTTAACAATCTTATATTTTCATTAATGAATAAATTATCCTATGATAATATTAGAAAAAATAAAGATAAATATAATATATGTGAAATAAACTTTACTACAAACTCATCAAACGATATAAGTTTTTCATTTGATAATATGACACTTGATGTAAATCCTAATATATTTGAAGAATACACTGATTTTGGGTATGATAAATTTAAAATATTTTATAATACAAATAAAAATAATATTGAAATATAATTTATAAATTTTAATATAAAATTTATATTAAAAATTTATATTAAAAAATTTATATTAAAATTTATTCTTTTTTGAAGAAGTCCTTAATTGCTTCGGCAGTTCTAGGACCTTTGAATGGAACTTGTTCGCCATCTCCATTTACCTTTAAGATAGTTGGGAAACCATTTACACCATATTTTTTATTAGCTTCCTCGTCGTCTTCATTTATTTCAACTGGAACCTCGGGATCTTCTTTTAGTTTATCAATTTCTCCAGATGCTTTTAAACTTTTACAGTGTCCGCACCAACTAGCAAGAGCAAATACAACACGCTCACCATCAAATCCTTTTGGTACTTCTTCAAAACCTTCAACTCCTAATCCTTTCATAGCACATTTACATCCAAATACTACAGCAAGAAGAAGTACAAGAATCAAAACATGTTGCATGTTAACTTTTTTTAGCATTTTCATTACAGCTTTCATTTTATATTAATTAATAAAAAAATTTTAATAAAAAATTTTAATAAAAAATTTTAATAAAATTTTTATAAAAAATATATATTTTATATTTCAGTTATATTAATATTTTTTATACTATTTGTTAATAATAAATTTTTATAAATATTATTGTTTAGAAATTTTGATGTATATATAAATAATATAAGAGATATTTGATCCTTAAAGTGATATGAATATTCTAAATTATTAATATTTGAGAATTCTATATCTTTTATTAATAAAATTCTACTATTATGATTTTCAAATTTATCAAAATTTTTTGATGTACATATTGGATATTGGGCATCTTCTAATCTTTGAAAAATATTACTAAATAAAGTAGATTCTATAATAAATAATGCTTTATTAATACTTAAAGATTCATATATTAATTTTATATTATCTATAATATATTGTTCTTTATTAAACATATTATGACATAAATTCATTTAAATATTGTATTATATTAAATTATAAATTAAATACTTTTAAATGAGTATTATCGTATATACCCCAGAATTCTTTAATAATATTAAGAATGAGGTAAAAAAAAATGAAATAGATGAAACTTTAAAAAAAACTATACAAAATTTAATTAGTAATTATAGTTGTTTTAAAAGATATAGAAATTTCAACAATAATTATAAAAAAAAAACATATTATAAAACTTATACACCAAAAACAGATGATAAAATAATTATTGGTTATTTAAATAAAATTACTAATGATAATTATGAATTATTATCAAAAAAAGTGATTTTAAATACAAATGATAATAATTTTAAATTAATTATTGATAAATTAAATTTTATATCATTTAAGCAGTCAAACTATTCAGAATTATATATAAATTTATATAAATCTCTTATAACAGATGATAATAGAAAGAAATATTTGAATGAAAAGATAAATGATATTATTTTAAATAAAAATGATGAACTAAAATTAATTGTAAATAATACATTTAGTAATTCATATAATGAATTTTGTGATATTAATAAAGAGAAAAAAGAATTAAAAGGTAAAATAAAAATTATATTAAATTTAATAAAAAATAATATTATAGATTTTGATAATGAATATATATATAATAATATTTTAAAATATAAAGATTACGATAACGATATATATTTAGAACTATTACAGATAATAAATAATATAATTGGTTTAGATAATAAAAATATAAATCATTTAAATAATTATTTAGAAACAAATGATTTTAAAGGAAAAATGATGTATAAATTTAAAATAAAAGATATAATAGAGAATAGACCTATAAAAGATTTTTAATAAAAATTTTTAGTTTTCCTCTGTTGTAGCATTCGAATTATAATCAGTTGATTGTGAATTTGATGATGATGATGACTGAGATGTAGATGGTCCTCTTGGTAGAGTTGTTGTACTTGGACGTGTAGTATATGCTGTTTCTCCAGAACGTGCTACTCTTGTAGGTGGATTAGTTCTTCTAGCTCTATATATTTGATTTCTATTAGATGTACTAGAAGATGTTGAAGGACTACGTAAAAATGGTGGTAATGGTGAAGCAGTAGATGTACTAGAAGATGTACTAGAAGATGTAGTTGGAGAACGTAAAAATGGTGGTAGTGGAGATGGACCTTGACTTGATGTAGTACTCGTACTTGATACTCTAGGTATTCTTCTAGGACGACTTCTAAATCCTTCCGCATTTAATTCAAATACATGAGGTGGTCGTATCCTTCGATTTCTATTAATAGGAGGTGGTTGTGTAGGTCTAGGACGTGGTGGGGGAGTACTAGGTCTAGGATGTGGTTCAAGAGGAACTAGTTCATATATAATTTCAGGAGATAATTGATTACAATGTTCAGCACCTTCAAGCACTGGAGTTTTAGAAAATAATACTGCAGCACTTACATAAGCTTTAATTTTTCTACCAGTATTTTTAATATCAAAAATCCGTTGTTTTTGTTTTGTTGGTAGTCCAGTATTTATCCAAAATGGTTTCTTAATAAAATGTAACATATCACCATTGTATATTTTAATATATAAATGATTATAAATAATATTAGTTGGTCTTAATCTTTGATCTGCTTCTTTACAAGCATAATATTCTTTAATTATTTTGTCACCAGTTATTCTATGAAAATGTTTAATTTTCTCTGGTCGTTTACTTAGATTAACATTTGGATTACTTAAATTCCAATCTTTTTCCTCATCTGACTCTAATGATTCTAATAAAGTATTATAATTATGACAAAAATATCTATATTCACCATTATTTAATTTAAGTCTTGTTACAAAATTTTTATTATCCTCTTTTAGATAATTAATTATAATTTTATTTTTAGGCATAAAAGTATTATCATCAAGATCACTTACATTAAGGCAAGTTTTTTTCATTGCTGCGGCCCTTTTTTTATCTCTTTCACTCAAATTAGATGTATTAGGTGTGTTAGATGTATTTGGTGTTTTTCTTTTCTCACCAACTCCTCCTTTTAACGCATTTTTTTCATATACCTTTTTAGAAATTCTTATTTTTTTTCCAGTTTTATCAATTTTTTGATAATATTTTTGCCCTTTTTTATTTGTTTTCTTTTGATATTTAATTTCTATTTTCACTTTTGTTCTCTTTTCTTCCTTTTTATTCTTTTTTGAACCACCTCCTTCTTTATCTTTCTTTATTACTTTATTATAATCTTCTTTTGATATTCTTTTAGAACCATCTTTATTCTTTTTGTAACAATGACCTTTAGGAGTTTTATAATATTCAACAACCATTTATTTTAATAAATATTTAATAAAAATTTAATAAAATATTTAATAAAAAATAAAAAATTTTTTATATCCATTTTTAGTCTTCTATTTAGTATTCCATATTTTCAAACTTTCTTTTTCGAGGTGTTTCTGGGATCACAGTATTTTTTTGATTATCAGCATTTTGTAATAATTTATTTTTTACATACACATCTTCCACTAATTTAGTAACATCAATTTCATTTTTATATATTTTTATATTGGTATATTCATCACCTAACCAGAAAGCTCTTTTTAGATATTTATAGATAGGAACTTCATAGTCTAAAATATTAAATTTCAAAAAATCATTATTTGCCGATACATTTAACATATATAACATATTTACCATATCATCTTTGTTTCTTTTTTCTTGAATATTTATGAAATCCCTCATAGATAAATTATTTTTACCTAAACTTTTCAAATCATTCAAAAAATCAAAGTTTTTACATACCATTAAATGTGTTTTTGTTTGACACATTCCATTCATTACGTAATTCTTATTTATCATAAAGATTGATAATTTATCATCAATATGAATACTCATATTTTTGTTAATTAATGAATCAACTTCATATCCAACTAATTGAAACAATAAGGATTCTTCCTCATTGATTGGTTGTCTGCGATACCAACTAGAGGCATCAGCAATATGAATAATATTGCAATATATACTTTCAGTTTCAGAATGCTTTGTACCAATTAATAACGGAGTATCAATGGAAATCATACTAATTGAATTCAAATTCAACTTTAGATATGACTGAAGATGAAGTATGTACTATATAGACCAGTTTCACATTTTAAAATAAATTGATAGTCAGTATTAATTGATACCAATAATTGCTAATATCAATTCATTAATAATACAATAATACAATAAAATTTGAAATTTAAATTGTTATTAATTAATTAAAGATGGATTACAAAAAAAAAGTCCTTGAGCAATTAAAATTACTAGCAGATGATAAAAGGGCAAAAAAGGAGACTTTTAGAGTGCGTGCTTATCAGAATGCCATTCAAGCAATAAAAGAATATGAAGGTGAAATAAATACTCCAGAAGATTTAGATAAAATATCTGGATTAGCAAAAGGAAGTATTCGTAAAAAAATTATAGAATTAATTAAAACTGGTGAAATATCACAGGTGAAAGATATTACAACTAACATTAAGATTATTCAAGATTTATCTAATATTTATGGTGTAGGTCCAAGTAAAGCAAATGAATTAATTAGTAAATATAAAATATCATCTGTAGAAGACTTAAGAGAAAAATATGAAAAAGATAATTCAATCTTAAATGATAAACAAAAAATAGGTTTAGATTATTATGAAGATTTATTGAAAAGAATTCCAAGAAAAGAAATGGAAAAGCATGAAGATTTTTTAATAAATTTTATAAAAAAACTAGATAAAAATGATGAGTTAATATATGAGGTAACTGGTTCTTATCGCAGAAATGCCAAGAATAGTGGTGATATTGATGTATTATGTACAACTAAAAATAATAATATCGAATTATTTAATAAAATTATAGAAGAACTAGAATCTGAGAAATATGTTAAAGAAACATTAGCAAAAGGAGAAAAGAAATTTATGGGAATATCAAAATTACATCGTCATAGAACAAATAGAAGATTGGATATGATTTATACTAAAAAAGAGAATTATCCATTTGCCTTATTATATTTTACTGGTAGTGGTCAATTTAATGTTGAAATGAGAAATCATGCCATTTCATTAGGTTATTCACTTAATGAATATGGTTTAAAAAAAGGAGGTAAATTTGTAGATAATAATGGAAAACCATTTGAAACTGAAGAAGATATATTTAAATTTTTGGGATTAAAATATGTTAGTCCGCCATCTCGACATCCTGGGCAATTGAAGGTTGTGTAGAAGAATTATTATAAGGAATTATACGAGGAACAGTAGAACCATAAGCAGCATAAAAAGCAGTATCAACTGCAGCATAAATTGCTATATCAGTACCTATTTCTTTTAGTATATTTGGATTAATTGAATTCTCAATTAACCATTCAGTTATTTTAAAATATTGATACATATGATATACTATAATAACATTATTTACATTATCATTTATATCTATATTTTTACTATTTATAAAAGTATTAAATTCTTGCACTGACATATCAGTAGTATTTGTATCATCTAAAACTAAAGATTGTATAAATTTAGAATTTAAATTAATATTTTTATTATATGTATCATAATTATTTAGAATAAAACTAATATAATAAAATGTAATTTGAACACAATAACCTCTACCAGCAATACAACTATAACCACTAGTTGGACATTTATACTTAAAATAGTTAGTATTTACTGGAGTATTTGAACCCATTGTAATATCACTACAAATATCACTTGCTGGAACAATTTCATAATTAAAAATTGTATCTAATTTAATTTTCTCTTTAATGTTTTCTGCTAATTTGTAAATTATAGAATCACTTTCAATATCATTTGGATCAAATGGGTATATTTTTTTATTATAATTGTCGAATATAATAACACATTGATGACCACCTTCATTTTCATATAGTACTTGGATTGGTAATATAATAAAATTTTTATTATTAGTAAATACTCCCATTATAGTACTCCATATATTATTTTGATAATTTTTAATTTCATAATATAAAAATTCATATAAAGTATTTATATTTAATCTATCATTATTCATTGTATAACTTGCGAATTTTTCTGCACCATCTGCTAATTCATAATTTATTACATCTCCATTTGTATCAATATTAATATGTATTTCAAAATAATTTTTAAATAAATCATTTACATAAGTACTTTGTCTTGAGATATTATTCTCATTTATTAAATATTGTGTTATATCTTCTCTAATATAAATAGGTTGTATTTTAGAATCTGTAAATAAATATGAATAAAATAAGAAGGTTTTAATAGATTGATAATTTGCAATATCATCAATTTCATTAAAAAATATCTCTTCATCTTTTAATCTATCTTCATTTCTAATTACATTATTTTTTATTAAATGTTCATACACTTTTTTTATAAAATCTCTTTTTGTTAGATTATATCCTCCTACTTGATAATTTTTCATTTCTAAATATTTTTTTTTTGTAATTCTTTTCTTTTTATTATTTTTAATTTCATAATAATGATTATTTATTTTTATTATATTATTCATTTAAATTTAAATAATATTAAAAAATAAGAAATTTTAATAAAAATTTTATATTAAAATTTTACTAAATATTTATTCGTCTAATAACATAAAGTCTCCTCCATATTTTGATTTATAACCAGAGAATTTCTCTTCAAATTTCTCTTTTCTTCTTCTATTTTTACGTTTATTTTTGTATGTCTCTTCATCTTGTTCTTCTTCTTCTTCATCATCATCATCTTCTACTTTTTTAACAGGTTTCTTCTTTTTCTTTGTAAGAGTAGTAAGTGGATTAGATAATTGTTTTGATAATTTTTCTAAATCATTCTTTAGATTTGTTAAATCACTCTTAATTGTTTTAACATCAGTATACATTTCTTTCATTTCTGTAAATTTTTCAGTTAGATTATCTTCTTTATTTACGGATTTTCCAATAGAATTAGTAACAAATATAACACTAAACATAATTAGTACAAAAATTAGCATATTTTTTAATGAAAATATTTCACCAAACATTTTATAATAAATAAATATTTTTAATTTTATTAATTTAATTTAATAATGAAAAAGAGAACAAATAAGATAACAAATAAAAATACAAATAAAACAACAAATAAAAGTGAAACTTCTTCAAAAGTATGTTTAAGTGATTGTAATGTTACAGAATTAATATTAAAATATCTAGTACCTATATTTCAATATTTGTCTATTGAATTAACTGATTATAATATGAAATTGAAAACAACTAAATGCTTAAATACCGCAGTAATGTTAGTACATATATTAGGAAGTGAAAAGGATGTAAAGACTAAAGTAAATTATTGTGATACAGAAAATATTAATAAAAGATATTCTAAAATTAAAGATAAAATTAAGAAAATTGAAAAAAAGAAGAATATATTAGATAAACTTGATAAAGATTTATCTAAATCTAATATTAATGCACGATATTTTTATTATATATTAATGACCCATACAAAAATGAAGAAAGGAAACAAAAATGATGGATGGTTTCCAGGTCATGTATATATTATTGAAAAATCACTTAATTGTCAGAAAGAACTTAAGTATAAAATATTTCAATCTTATATTAACCAGTATGATTTAAATGGTCATTTTAAAAATAATAATAATACTATGGAATTACGAGATAATAATATAAAAAGTGTAATAAATGGTATGAGAAATATTTTATTAAAAAAAACTTGGAATAAAACAGCAGTTAAATTTTGGAACAAACTATGCTATGTAAATACTGAAAATATTATCGGTTATGATACAGAAAATATAAATATATGCTATCAAAAAATTAAAATTGATAATTGCTATACAAATTTATTAAATTTTACTAAAAAAGCATTGACAAATATTAAAACTAACATAGATAATAAAAATATTAATCATTATGATGTTAAAAAAGATAAAGATAATATGATTACCTCTTTAAGTATAGAAGAACTTTATATTAGATTTCAAAATTTATATCAAGAAATAACTACTTAAATTTATATTAGTATAGATTAACTATGAATAATGTTAGACACAATATTTTTAAAATATTTTTTATACTATTTATAATATTTATATTATCTCTATTAATAAAGTTAATATTAAATAATATGACCACATTATCATCACGAACACGAGTTATAAATCAAAATATTAAACCTATAGTTTTACTGCTTGATTTAGATAGAACTATGATAGGTGATATAGTACCCCAAAGTGAAGAATTTCACATTATAAAAGATATTAATTATGAACTAAAAATTTTAGATAAAAAAACTATATCATTTAATTTTAAAAGATTACAAAAAGAATTAAGAGAAAATATTATAAGACCATATCTATTAAAATTTCTAAATTTGGCAAGAAGTTATAATAATGTTGAAATATTTGTATATACGGCATCTGAGGATAAATGGGCAAAAACAATTATACCTCAAATAGAAAAAGCAATGAATTTTAAATTTAATCGTCCAATATTAACTAGAAATAATACATTAATTAAAAATAATAACTTCAGAAAATCTATTAGAAATGTAAAATCTAAAATTTTCAAAAGTATAAAAAAGAAATATGGATTAAAAAATATGGAAGAATTAAAATATATAACATTATTTGATGATACTAAAAATGTATTATTAGAAAACAGATTACAGATTAAAGTACCACCATATAATTACCTATATCAAATAGATTATCTTAGAAGTTTACCAGATTATATAATAAACAAATACTATATTTTAATTGAAAATAGATTGAATATTCCACATTCTTCAAACCTAAATGGTTTTAAATCTAAATATTATAATTTTATGAAATTAAGATCACAATACTCTGATGCTAATAATAAAAAATACAAAACAGATATTTATTGGAAAAAAGTATATAAAGTATTTAAACAAAATATAGAAAATACATCATTTAGTAAATTAATTAGATTGCTAAATTCTATATAAATTCTATATAAATTTTATATAAAATTCTACATCATTTTTTAATATATTTAAATACAATTTATATTTAAATACAATTTATATATAAAATATAATAACATGATATTATCATTTGATATTGGTATTAAAAATTTAGCATATTGTATTTTAGATAAGCACGAAGATAATAAACTCAGTATCATAAAATGGGATATTATAAAACTACTAGAAGATAATGAAAAATGTAAAGGATTTCCTTTAGATGAACTAACAAAAAGATTATATAAACAATTAAATAGTCATTTTTATAGTTATAATATTACAAAAGTTTTATTGGAAAATCAACCAGTATTAAAGAATCCAGTAATGAAGTCTGTACAAATGATAGTTTTCTCTTTTTTTCAATATCAAGCAATATTATTAGCAAGAGAAATAAACACTATTAAATTAATTAATGCTTCAAATAAGTTAAAAGTAGGTAAAACTTTTACAGAAATTAATAATAATGAGGATATTATTAAAATAAAAAGTAAATATACTCGCAATAAAAAATTCGCAATTGAATATACTTATAAAATTTTACAAGATAGAATTGAGAATTTTGAAACATTAATAGAATATTTTAAAGAAAACAAGAAGAGAGATGATTTAGCAGATGCTTTTTTACAAGGAATATATTATATTGATTTTGTGAACTCATCAACTAATTAAAATATATTAAAATTTATTTATTAGAGTTTAAATCTTAGAAATCATCATTCATATCAAAATCTAATGTACTATTTTCTGTATTGTGTAATTCTGCTTTGCTATAGTTACTAACACGAACTTCAAAGAAATTCTGCTTATCTTCAAGACCAATTCTGTCCATAAAATCAAATGGATTATTTACATTATATATTTTATTATATCCTAACTGAAGTGCAATTCTATCAGAAACAAATTCAATGTATTGAGACATTAAATCGCTATTCATACCAAGTAATCGACAAGGAAGACTATCAATGATAAATTCTTTTTCAATGGCAACCGCATCTTTAATAATATTATGTACTTTTTCTTCACTTAGTTTATTTACAATATGTGAATAAAGTAAGATCGCAAATTCTGTATGAAGTGATTCATCTCTGCTAATAAGTTCATTACTGAAAGTTAGACCATGCATAAGACCTCTTTCCTTTAACCAGTAAATAGAACAGAATGCACCAGAAAAGAATATTCCTTCTATACAAGCAAAAGCAATTAATCTTGTAGCAAATTTATCCTCTTTACTTTCAATCCATTTCATTGCCCAATCCGCTTTTTTCTTAATACAAGGAATAGTTTCAACAGCATTTAAAAGTCTATTTTTTTCTTCATCTTCTTTAATGTAAGTATCAATTAGTAATGAATATGTTTCTGAATGTACTGTTTCAATTGCGTTTTGAAAACTATAAAATGCTAGAACCTCTGGAACTTTAATTTCAGACATGAAATTTAAAACAAGATTTTCATTAACAATACCATCACTCGCAGCAAAGAAAGCAAGTACATTCTTAATAAAGTATTGTTCATCTTGTGACAAAGTTTCCCAATCTTTACCATCTTTAGAAAAGTCAATCTCTTCTACAGTCCAATATGTAGATACATGCTTCTTATACATAGACCATACATCGTTGTATTGGATAGGAAAGATAACGTGTCTGTTTTTAGTTTCAGTGAGTAGAGGTTCTAGAGACATTTTATAATATAGTAAAATATTATTTAAATTATTTATAAAAAATAAATATCAAATTTTAATTTTTTAATTTTTTTTAAAATTTGAAATTTTCTATAAAATTATCAATAATTCTATATAAACATCTATCCACAATTAATATAAATGTATATTATTTATGCTGGTGATGAGTATTATCCAAGAGGAGGTGCAAATGATATAGTGGGGTATTATGATACATATGATTTAACATTACAAAAATTTCAGCAAATAGTACATAGTTATGATTGGATACAAGTATTAGATATTGATACTAAAGAAATTGTAAAGTATTATTATAAAAATGATTAAATAAAATATGAAACTTATATAAATTTATTAAATATATTTTAATTTAAGATATAAGTATGGAAACTATTATCTTATCTGTTTACATATTATGTACTTTTACTGCTTTTCCAGTGATTAGTATAGGAACTAGTCAAAAAAAAATTGATACAATTAAAAATATGTACGATAGTTACAATAATGGTTATAATTTTGATACAAGAGAAGGTTATCCTTATTAAAATGTGAAATTGAATATAAATCAAACATTTTTTATTAAAATTAATTTACACTAAAATTAATTTACACTAAAATTAATTTACACTAAAATGGATATTGATAATATTGACTATATTCTAAGTAGTGAATTCAAAAAATTATCTGAATCTTGTGAAACACAAGAAAAGTACACAAAATTTATTGAAAAATGGATTAAAATTTGGAAGGAAATATATGAAAAAAATATAGCAAAATATTAATTAAAATATTTATCAATATTCTAGAAATTAAATTTTAATAATCTTATTTTGAACTGTCTTTTCTGATAATAATTTGGTTTCTAATGTTTCTCTTTTTCTCTTACGACATTCATCAATCTTTTTACATTTATGAATTTCTAATTCAATACATCCCGAACAAAATCCAATATTACAATATTTACATTCTAATAAAATACTCTTCTTTTTTCTACAATTTGTACATCTCATTTAATTAAAAATTTATTTTAATAAAAAAAATTAATTTTAAATTAAAAATTTTATATTAAAAATTTTATATTAAAAATTTTATATTAAAAATTTTATATTAAAAATTTTATATTAAAAATTTTATATTAAATTATTTTCTTCCAGAAATTCTATATAAAAATTTTTTATTAAATTAAATTAAATTATGAAAAATTGGAATAGTTTAAATGTTAATAAAAAGACAATGGTTGAAAATTATAAAATTGCTATATTTGATAAAGACCAACAAAATGCTCAATTGTATACTGCTGATTTCATATGTAATAATCAAGCACAATTATTATTGGAAATTATTATAGAATTATATTTTGAGTTCTATATTAATGATATATCTATAATTAAGAATATTTCAAGTTGTATAGAAATTATAAAAAATTTTAATAAAATATTTTTAGTTCAAGAAAAAATCCATTTTAATATTTTATCAAACCAATTAATGTTTTTAGAAAAATCAGAAAATAAATATTTTAAAAAAGGATATGAAACTGCTTTATCATTAGATAGAAATGTATTGCTAAAAAATCTAGTTGATATAAATAAGAAAACTTATATTACAATAGTTCAATATGTACCAGTTGAAACTCATAATTATTTTTTAGAACTAATTTACTACATTTCGTCAAGTAATAAGAAGAAGGTCTTTGATAGTTTAAATACAATAATTAATAAATTTAAAAAAATTAAACTTCTTAAAAATATAGAGACGATTAATGAAGGTTTTAAAGACCATTTAATAATTCTTTTATTTGAATTATTTAAGATTTATAAAAATTATGTAAATAATCCAAAACTTGACCAAACATTTGATATTTGTTATGAAATATTTAACTGGAAATTAAAAAAGAATAATATTTATCAAAGATGTTCTCTATTATTTTTATTATTTGAAATGATATTAACAAATAAAAGTTATTCAATAAAGAGTAAAAATACGAATATAGATGCGAATGGTATAGAAAATATCTATAGGCAACTAATGGAATACTATGGAATTGATAAAAATAAGATGAAAGCACAAGCAGAAGCAAAAGCAAAAAAGGAAATGGATAAAAAGATAAAAGAAAAAGGTAATCAAAATTCTAATTTAGATAGAAATAAAGATAATAAACAAAATGGTACAACTGATAATGATGAAAGTGGAATAGATGAGAAAATGGCATATTTATTTAATATTATTGATGTTGATAAAAAACAATTAAAACATAAAAATTATAAAGTAGAAAAGAATAAACATATTATGATGAAAAATGTAAATAAACCAATTCAATTAGATTGTAATGAGAAGTTATTTAATGCTTCTTCTAGAAATGATGTTTCAATTATTAAAAGTTATTAATGTTATTAAAATGTTTTAATATATTAAAATAATGGCAACATTATATATTTCAAATAAAAATGGAAATATTTTTAGTGATAACTTTTATGAAGGAGGAGTTACATCTTTTAATGAAGCAACTAAAAATAGATTAGATGAAATTAATGAAGAAATAAAAGAATTAGAAGAACAATATACAGCAAAAGCAAATCAAATTAATACTTTAAATAGCGAGATGAAACCTCTTAATAATATGAGAGAAAATGATAGATTGCCTAATGAAGCAAGTAATATATTAAAAAAATATAATAATACTTCTGATAGATTATATAATGAGTTAACTAAAATTGATAAAAAAATAGATGCACTTAAAAAAGAATCAAGTGAAATAGATCCAACTGTAGAATATACACCAAATGTTCGTATGAATAATAATTTTGCTCAAACTTTGAATAGAAGTTTAAGACAGATGAATAATAATAATAGTAAAAGAAAAGAAAATGAAAATAGAAGAATACAAGAAGAAGAAGCAAAAAAATCATATAATAATCGAGAAAGAAATAATGTAACAAAAGTATATAATCCTAAAGCATTGAGAAATTTAAATCAAGATTATGTACAAAAAAAACTAATCGCAAATCCTCCTCTTGTTCAAACCAAAAAAAAAACAAATGAAGTTCAACTTATAAATCCTACAAATACAGAATTCCCCTCTCAACCAGTATTATCTCTAAGTAGTCCAAGGGCAACAATAGAACAAAATAAAAAACAAAGTATTCAAAATATAGTAGATAAAATTAATAATAGATTTAAAGATAAAAAAATAGATTTTTTTGGAAATAAAGCTCGTAATAGTGCTACTTCTAATAAGATTAAGGAAATAATAATTAATAGTAATATAAGTCCGAATGATTATGGAAAATTATTTGATACAAAGAAATATAAATTAGAGTTAAATTCAGATCCAAAAATAAATAGACAATTAAGAAAATTATTGAATGAACAATTAAGAGAGTTAGAATCAAATAAAAATACTATTAGTTTAGGAAATATTAGAAAGGAAAGAACTAAATTAAGAAGAAAAGCTCCAGATATACAATATGAGAATGAAACAAATTTATCAGAGTTATTTCCTAATAATCAAAAAGTAGAACAAGTAGAAGAGACAGAAAATACGAATTTAGTTGAAACTGGACAAGTTAGTCCCCCTATTGTTGTTGCTACACCTATTAATCAATCACAACCAGAATCACAACAAGTATTACAACCAGTATTACAACCAGTATTACAACCACAATTAGAAACTGCTCAAAGAACTTTACAAGAACAACAACAATTACAAAATGAAAGAATAGTGAGATTAAATAATGTAAATCAGCAATTACAAAATGTTAGAAGAAATAATATATCAAATACTGAAATTAAATCAATGGTCTTACAAAAAGATTTAGAAAGAAAACAGAAAGATTTAAATTCTAAAATAGAAAAAGAAGAAAAATTATTAAGACAAACCCAAACTCTAGTAAAAAATTTAAAAAATACTTTAGAAAAAAATTCTCAAAAAAATATCTCTAATAATCAAAGTATGAACTCTCGTGTTCCTCAAAATTTACAAAGGAGAAATCAACAGACTCAAAGTGTATCCCAAAGTGTAGCTCAAAGTGTATCATCTGTTAATAGTATAGAAACTGCTCAACCAATTAATACTAGAGAGATGGTTACTATTATTAAAGAAGAACCGAAACAACAAGTAACGATGAATCCTGTTCCAGTAGCACAACAAGTAGCACAACAAGTAGCACAACAAGTAGCACAACCAGTAGCACAACCAGTAGCACAACAATCAACAAATCAAGTAAAACAAAATCAAGCAACAAATCAAGTTAAAACAAAAAATCAAGTAAAACAAAATCAAGTTAAGGTACAAAATCAAGTTAAGCCACAAAATCAAGCAAAAAATCAAGTTAAGGCACAAAATCAAGTACAAAAACAAGTAAAAATTAAACAAAATGAAGGAATAATTCCACAATCACAAGTCAAACAACAACTCAAACAGCAAGTCAAACAGCAAGTCAAACAGCAAGTCAAACCGCAAGTTAAAAATATACAAAGTAATCCAAAAAATATTCAGAAAAATATACAAAGTAATCCAAAAAATATTCAGAAAAATATTCAGAAAAATTCTCAAAAAAATTCAAAGAATATTTCTCAAAAAATTAATCAGCAAATATCTCCTACTACTACAGTAACTATAAACCAACCACCTTCACCTCCACCTCCACAACAATCTACATCTAGTCAACCAGTAATGGTTCCACCACCAACAATACCAGGAGTACCATCAGTTGCTCCTACACCTGGTGCCATATTTTTATCAACGGGACCAGATAAACCTCCTCAAGAAAAACCTTTAGCAACACGTACAAGTGTTAGAGTAGTTAAAAATCAAACTACATCTCAAACTAAACCTCAAACTAAACCTCAAATTAAACCTCCACAACAATCAAAAAATACACAACGCGCACCACAAAATCCCACCCCTAAACAAACACCTTCACAAATACCAAGACAAACAGTTCAACAAAAACGTTCAGTTGTTATACCAGATAAAGATAAAAAAATAAAGAAATCTAAACCCAGTAAAAAAATAACTAAAACTTCTAGTAAAAAATTAGAATCTGTAAAGAAAGGAAAATTAATGACTAAAGAACAATTTGATAAATTTTTACAAGAATTAGATTATAACAATACAAAAATATTCGGAAAAGAATTTAAACCCTTAACAAAAAGACAAGACTGCTTAAAAAAAGATTGTCCAATTAAATTTATGAAATTAAATAATAAATTTAATAAAAAAGGTAATATTAAAAGTAAACATATTGAAGAATTGAATAAAAGATATATATGGCAATATATAACTTTCTTAAGATTATACAATAAAGATAAGGATATATTTAAAGTAAAATATGAAGGAGAAGAACTAAATTCAATGAATCCTAAATATCTATTTTTATTAATTAAAACTAAAGTTGATGATGAAACAATTAAAAGAGCATCAATAGGTAAAAAGGCATTAAAAAGTTTTTTAAATAAAGTATTAAAAGAAAAAGATATTAATAATCCAATGTTAGATAAAAAAATGTAAATTTTTAATGTAATTACAAAATTAAATATAATTATAAATAATTAGATACATATTTTTGAGAATGATATTAAAGAATTAAATATTCCATATAGAAAATACATATCAGCATTAGTATTTAGATAAAATAACCAATATGATGGTAATATAAGTAATTGTTTTGGTTTAATATTAATTTTAACAAATTGAGTATCATTAATATCTTCTTCATCATCTACTTCATAATCAGATATTCTATAATAGAATGAATTATTTTTATTAAACTTAAATTTTCTTGAAAATTTAGGATGTGAAATGTAAATAGGAATAGTATTTTCATTTGAATTATAAATAATTAAATGATGCGCTAAATTCTCATTTACCTTATTACTAAAATTATTTTTAGTATATTTGTGATCTTTTTTAAATGCGTATTCGTATGTTAATAAAACATAAATAAAATCATTAACATTACTAATAGGGTCTTCTATTAAAATTGGTAGTTTTTCGTGTAGAATATCTTGATTAATTTTATCGGATGTTAATTGAATTATCTCAAATTTCTTATTGTACTTACTATAATAATTTAAATATATAATTATGATTAAAATGATTATGAATATTAATAGTTTATTCATATTTTACATAAAAAAATAAATTTATTTAAAAGTTTTAACATATTATTTATTAAATATGGGAGAAATGAATACTGATATGGATACATTTGAACAAAGTCCTAATTTTGGTAAATATATTGGTAATTGTAAATGGTTTAATAGTCGTATTGGATATGGATTTGTAACAATTGTAAGTGAAGGTGAAAATAAAGGTAAGGATATTTTTGTGCATCATACTGGTGTAAAACCTAAGAATTCTAATTTTAGAACTTTACAGAAGGGCGAGTATATTTCATTGGATGTTGAGGATGGTACAAATGGACTACAAGGAGTAAATATTACTGGTGTATTTGGAGGTCCTCTAATGTGTGATAATGTAATCTACCGCAATAATTACAGAAACA